AACTCACCAGTAGATAGAGATCAAGAATACATGTATCAGATGTGGGGAACCGATAGACTCGCATCAGATTATGGTTCAATGAAGAATTTACCCTCAAAAAGGGTGATTACAGAGGTCATGCACGATCTTGCTCCTAAGCACGATCTTAAAAAACAGACTGAACTACATGAAAAGATTCGTAATGATGAGGATTACGATGATTGGTCATATGGAACTGAGCCAACATATGGCAATCCCTGGCATTAAGCATAAATAAAGGCAAGAAAACTCTCGCTAAAATGGCAATTCAAAGGATATCTAGATCATTTAAAGATATTAGTTTATCCTTTGAACCCCATCCGGTAACAAAGGATCTAACGATTCTTAAAAATGAGAATGCAATCAAACGATCCGTAAGGAATTTAGTAGAGACCATTCCAACGGAAAGGTTTTTTAACTCTCTTTTAGGATCAGAAGTACGTTCAAGTCTATTTGAGTTTGTTGATTTTGGTACTGCTTCTGTTATTCAGAGGCAAATTGAGATTACTATAGAAAACTTCGAACCAAGAGTTGAGAATGTTCAGGTTGAGGTAGTACCAAGTCCTGATACAAATGAGTTCGAAGCGACCGTTATTTTTGATATTGTTGGGCAAGAGTTTCCAACCCAGGAGTTCACATTCATATTAGAGGCAACAAGATAAAATGCCTTTCACTAAGTTTTCCAATTTAGACTTTGATCAGATCAGAGAATCCATTAAGGATTATCTCCGTGCTAACTCTACGTTCACGGATTTTGATTTTGAAGGATCTAATTTTTCAGTCTTAATTGATACGTTAGCATATAATACCTATATTACAGCATTTAACTCGAACATGGTTGTGAATGAATCCTTCTTGGATTCGGCAACTCTTCGTGAAAATGTTGTCTCACTTGCAAGAAATATAGGATATATTCCTCGCTCCAGAACCGCTTCTAAGGCATCTATTTCTTTCAACGTACAAACTACTACACTAAGTCCCACACTAACGTTACAGGCGGGTCTGGTGTGTGTAGGAAGTGTTGATGATACATCTTATGTATTTTCAATTCCAGAAAGTATAACAACAACTGTAAACGATGGAGTTGCCACTTTTGGATCTTCAACTTCACCAATCAGCGTATATCAGGGAACTTTCTTAAGCAAGCAGTTTGCTGTTGATGGATCACTTGATCAAAGATTTTTACTAGATAACTCTTTCATTGATAGTTCAACTATTGTTGTTTATGTAAAGGGTCTATCCGATACTGGTTTAGGTAGAGAATACTCTAGAATTGACAATATTTTAAATGTAAAATCAACTTCTGAGACTTATCTGATTCAAGAGGTTCAGGATGAAAAGTATGAACTTCTCTTTGGTGATGGTATCTTCGGTAAGAAACTGGAAGATGGTACTATCATTACAGCAACATATATTGTTACTGATGGAAAAGAAGGTAATGGTCCTTCCACATTTTCATTCTCTGGTAGTTTAAGAGGATCGACAGATGAAATCGTTGTACCAACAACCACTCCAACTATAACAACTGTTTCTCCAGCATCTAACGGGGGCGACATTGAGTCTATCGACTCTATTAAGTACTTTGCCCCCAGATTGTATTCGGCGCAGTACAGAGCGGTTACTGGAAGGGACTACGAAACTATTATTCAGTCAATCTATCCAAATACTGAGAGCGTCTCTGTAGTTGGTGGTGAAGAGTTGGATCCACCACAATTTGGAACTGTATTTATTACTATCAAACCAAAGAATGGTGAATTTATATCAGATTTTGATAAGCAACAAATTCTTTCCAAACTTAAAAATTATTCTTTGACGGGTATAAATCAAAAGATACTTGAACTTAAGTTATTATATGTTGAGTTAGAATCTTATGTTTATTATGATCCATCTAAGGTAACCAATGTTAATGATTTAAGAACAAATATTATAAGTGGTTTGGAAACGTATTCCGATTCTAAAGATATTAATAAATTTGGCGGAAGATTTAAGTATAGTAAGGTTCTTAGTGTAATTGATAATATTGATAATGCGGTATCATCAAACATCACTAGAGTTAAAATTAGAAGAAATCTAAAAGCATTAGTAAATCAATTTGCACAATATGAACTTTGTTATGGAAATCAATTCCATGTGAACGAAAAGGGTATGAATATTAAGAGCACTGGATTTACTATCTCTGGCGTTAATGAAACTGTTTATTTAACAGATACACCAAATAGCGATGGTTTAAAGGGTGTTATATCAATTGTTAGAAAGGATATTGCAAATAATACAAATGTAGTAGTTGTCAAATCAGCAGGAACTGTTGATTATGTAAAAGGGGAGATAAATTTAACGACAATAAACATTACTTCAACAGTAAAACCAAACAATATTATTGAAGTTCAGGCATTTCCAGAATCAAATGATGTAATAGGTCTAAAGGATCTCTATTTAAATTTTGATATTTCGAATAGTTCAATAAATATGGTAAGAGATACTATTACTTCAGGTGAGCAAATATCTGGTGTCGGATTTAAGGTTACTTCAAGCTATACAAACGGAGAATTAACAAGAGGATAATATGATCACAACGGGTTTTGAAACGAGAGTTAAAGTTCAGCAAATCATTGAAAATCAACTACCTGAGTTTATATTATCTGAAAGTCCTAAGACTGTTGATTTTTTAAAACAATACTATATTTCTCAAGAATATCAGGGTGGACCTGTAGATATTTCTGAGAATTTAGATCAATATTTAAAAGTAGATAATTTAACTCCAGAAGTAGTTGTTGGATTTACTTCTATCAGTTCTTCTTTATCATCAACAGATGAAGTAATCGAAGTAACTTCTACAAAGGGATTTCCATCACAATATGGTCTTTTGAAAATTGATGATGAGATTATTACATACACTGGTTTAACTTCGAATACTTTTACTGGTTGTATTCGTGGTTTTAGTGGTATTACAACCTATAGAACAGAAAACAATCCACAAGAATTACAATTCTCTTCTTCCGTCAGCGCATCTCATATCTCTGGTGCTAGAGTTGAAAATCTTAGTTCGTTATTTTTAAAGGAATTTTATAGAAAACTAAAGTTTTCTCTAACTCCTGGATTAGAGAATGTTGACTTTGTCGCCGATCTGAATGTTGGCAACTTCATAAAAGAAGCTAGAACTTTTTATGAAGCAAAGGGAACCGAAGAATCATTCAGAATTCTTTTCAATGTTTTATTTGGAGTTACTCCAAAAGTAATAGACCTTGAGCAATTTTTGTTAAAGCCATCTTCGGCAGAATTTTTAAGAAGAGAAGTTATAATTATTGAACCAATTTCTGGAAATCCCAATAATCTTGTTGGTCAAACAATCATAAGATCAAAAGATTCTGCTACAAATGCATCTGTCTCAGAAGTAGAAATCTTTACAAGAAGTCAGAAAGTTGGATATGCACAGACATATTATAAGCTAGGTTTATTTGTTGGTTATAATGAAGATGATTTGATTAATGGTACATTTACCATTACACCAAATACAAAAAATTTAAAAACTGTTGAACCTGGTTCATCTGTAATAACTGTAGATTCTACCATTGGTTTTCCTCAAACAGGAACTTTAATTTCTGCTGGAAATGTAATTACATATTCAGATAAGAGTATCAATCAATTCTTTGGTTGTAGTGGTATTAATAATACCATACCAACAGCAACTAGTATCAGATCTGATGATTCTTATTATGGTTATGAAAATGGAGATATAACCAAAAAAGTCGAATTTAGAATTACAGGTTCATTATCTTCATTTGAAACAAAGAGTGATGTTACTTTTGCATCAGAAGGAGAAAAAATATATGTTAAAAATGTTGGTGAAAAAATATTAAATCCAAACGAAAATAAAACTTTTAAACAGAAATTTTTTAATTCTTGGATTTATAACACTAGTTCAAGATTTAATGTAGATTCTATTGTTGGATCAACATTTGTCCTAAAAACCGATATTGACAAGTCTTCTTTAAGAGTTGGTGATTCTGTAGACGTATTGCTGGCAAAGTCTAATAATGTTGTTGTTTCTGGTGCAACAGTTTTTGATGTTAACCCAAATCTAAAACAAGTTATTTTAAATAATCTTGGCGGTTTTTCACCATTATTAGATACAAATTATGATTTAAGAAGAAACATCAAAACAGCATTTAGTTCTGGATTAGGGATTGATGTTGGAAATGATACTGTGTTTTCGGATATTCAAAATACTTACAATAGTGACGATCAGTATTATTACGTTGCTTCCAATTCACTACCATCATACGAAATTGAAAAAGAATTAATATCTAAGCAAATTAATACGGCAGTAGCAGGATCAACTATCCAAGGATTCAATAGCAATACTCAGAAATATTCTATTATTTCATTTGCTAGTCCAGTAGAGTTTTTAACAGGAGATGAAGTTTATTATCAACCAGAATCTGCACCTTTATTTGGAATAAAAGAAGGTCTATATTATGTTAAGGTGGTTGGTTCTGGAAACCAAATTAGACTCTATTCTTCCAGATCTTTCATTCAAACTGATGAGTACCTTGAGTTTAATTTACCAACATCTTCTTCTGGATATCATAAATTTACTCTTTCTTCTGAAAGAAATTTAACGATAAAACCACAAAAGATATTAAGAAAGTTTCCAGCACTTTCAAACATCACTGATTTTGGAAAAGATAAAACAGAAGTTGGTTCTGTTGGAATGTTAGTAAATGGTGTTGAAATTATAAACTATAAATCTGATGATAAAGTTTACTATGGACCATTAGAGAGAGTAAGTGTAGTTAATTCTGGTTCAAACTACGACGTATTAAATCCTCCAACAATACAAATTTCCAATCCGTCTGTCGGCACAACTGCTCTTGTGCAAGCAGTAGTTTCAGGATCTGTAAAATCTGTATTGGTTGATCCTTCAGATTTCGATATATCCAGCGTCATATCAGTTTCTGTTACTGGTGGAAATGGATCTGGAGCTGTATTAGAACCAGTTTTAGGTAAAAGATATAGAGAAGTGTCTTTCAGTGGGGTAGACGTTTCTTTTGGTGGAGGATTGGATTCATCAAACGAAACTATTACTTTCGTATCAAATCATAATTTTGTAGATGGTCAAAAAATAGTCTATGATAAAAATGGAAATGATGAAATTGGTATCGGCACTTATGGTGCATCTAATACTGATCAGGGAAGAACATTAAAAAATGGATCAGTATATTATGCTAAGGTTGTTAATAGCACATCCATTAGATTGTTTGAAAATAGTACAGACTATTATTCAGGAATAAACACCGTTGGTTTTACAACTATTGCCAATCAGGGTATCCACAAGTTTAGATTATTTGATGGAAAGAATCAAATTTCGCAGATAAAGGTTTTGAATTCTGGTAGTGGATATACCAACAGAATTTTAAGAGTAAAACCAGAAGGTATTTCTACATCAGAAAACATTGTATCTTTCCAAAATCATAATTTTAAAGATGGAGAGTTGGTAAAGTATGAATGTACTGGATCGGTTGTATCTGGTCTTTCTACAGAAAATCAGTATTACATTATCTCCAATGATAAAGATAGTTTTAGACTTGCCAATGCAGGAATTGGTGGAACAATAAAATCAAACTACACTAGAAAAAATTATGTTAAATTTGAATCTGAAGGATCAGGATATCATACATTCTCATATCCAAATATAAGTGTTAATATTAATGTTTCTTATGGAAGTAGTATAACCGGAATTATTACAGCTACTCCAATAATTAGAGGGCAAATAATAGATTCTTATCTATATGAATCTGGGACTGGATATGGTTCAACAATTTTAAACTTACATAAAAAACCTGTTGTTTCAATTAAAAATGGAAAAAATGCTGAACTAAAACCAGTTATTGTTTCTGGAAAAATTGATAAGGTCGTCATTCTATCTCAAGGAACAGAATATAATGCTGCCCCAGATCTCATCATTGATGGGGATGGTGTTGGTGCTGTATTAAGGGCTGTTGTTTCTAATGGGTCCATAACTGATGTTATTATTATAAATCCCGGAACGGGATATACTCAAAACAAAACAACAATCTCTACCAAATCTCCTGGTTCTAATGGATTAATAGATGTTGATGTTAGATCATTAACTCTGAATAACCACTATAGATTCGGTGATGAAATTTTATATCCCTCAGAAAATAGTCTCCAATATGGAGTTGTTGGTTATTCTACAGAAATAGGAAATAAGTTTGTTTTGGATGATGGAAATCAACACTCACCTATAATTGGATGGGCATATGATGGAAATCCAATTTATGGTCCATATGGGTACTCAGATCCAGATGATGAAAATTCTTCATTAAAATTAATTGACACTGGATATACTTTAGATGCAACAAATATAGTTGATAGACCTTCATTTTTTGATTCTGGATTTTTTATTGAGGACTACTCTTTTGATTCAACAGGAGATCTTGACATTCATAATGGAAGATATTGCAAAACACCAGAATTTCCAAACGGAACATATGCATATTTCTGTGGTATCAGAACGGATTTTCTATCAAACGATCTGATAGCAAAGTTCCCATACTTTATTGGAGAAACTTTTAATTCCAAATTATACAGAGAAAATAAGAAATTAGATCAATCATTTGACTTTAACAATTCAAATCTAATTAGAAATACGTTCCCATATAAAGTTTCTGAGCAGTATGCTGATAATGATTTTATATCAGAGTCTTATGAAATTATAAATCAAACGACAGAAATAAATTCAGTAACAACAGGATCTGTCGATTCTTTATCTATTGTTTCCTCTGGAGAAGATTATAAAATCGGTGACTCTGTTAACTTCAATAATGAGGGGTCTGAAGGTGGCGGAATAAACGTATCTGTTTCTGCACTAACAGGAAAAAATATTGTAAATCTCTCTACAGAAATTGAAACATATGAAAATGCTATATTCACTTGGAAGAACCAAAATGAAGTTCAAGTAAATATAGACCCATACCACACATTACTTAATGGAGATTATGTTACTGTTTCTGGTCTATCTACTTTTGTACAAAGTTTAACAAAAACTCATAAAATTGGGGTAACAACAGATCAATCATCCTTGATAAAACAAGTTCCAGCAAATGCAACTGCAGGTATTGTAACTGATATTTACCTCTCCAGAAATTTGAATGCAGTGTCTGTTGGTTCAACTATTGGAATAGGAACTGAAGTTTTATCTGTTCTCAACATATTTGAAACTGAAAAGATCCTTAGAGTAAAAAGAGGAATTGTAGGATCTGCTCATACAGCATCAACAAAAATTTCTTTAGAATCAAATAATTTTACTATTCCCGTATCCGCAAATTACTTTAACTCAAGACTTAATGATAAAGTTTATTTCAATCCACAAACTTCTGTTGGTATTGGATCAACCTCCGGAATTGGAGTTGCTG